CAGATATCCCTACTCTTAAATTAGCTGAATTAGATAATCCTGTATTTTCTAATAATAGTATAGAAGTACTAGTATTTGCATTTGAATCTATTTCTAAATTTGCTTGAGGTGCTTCAGTTCCAATTCCAAAATTTCCACCACTATCTACTGTGGCTCTTATAGTATTTGCTGTTATAAAATTGAAGTCGTGTGAACCTACTGTTCCTACTACTGCTTTAGAACCATGATTAGAATTTAATCTAATATCTCTTGTGCCGTCTGTTACTTTTACTTGATTTGATACTTCTAAAACACTTGAACCGTAAGTCAACCCAGATTCGCCATTAATAGAATAAGCATCATTAGATGTCATAACTCTATTATTGGACCCATTAGCCATAATGGGAATTGGACTGCCTTTGTATGTAAATACATTACTTCTACAATTCAATAACTCAGTCCAAGAAATAGTACCACTTCCACCGCTTCCACTTGTATAAACCATTAGTCCGTCATACAAATCACACCTTGTAGCAATATCATTAAAAGCATAAGTATGTTGACCAGATGTTGTAGTAAATTCTATATTGTATCCAAATTGTCCATAATTACCACCAGAATATCCAATAGCCATACTTCGTGGATTTCCGTGATAACCTCTACCATTATCCCACTTTACTGTTTTATCTGTGCTATCCCAATTAACTCTTGCAGTATCTAATTCCCCACTTGTAATCTTACTTGCTGGTAAATTATCTAAATTAATATTAGTTTGAGTGCTATTACTAACTAAAGTAATATTAGTTCCACCAACTATAGGTATTCTACCTGGTGCAAATGTACCACTAGTTATTTTACTTGCTGCTAAGTTAGGTATCCTAGAGGTTACAAATGTACCACTAGTTATTTTTGATGTTGGTAAATCAGGTATATTACCTGTGCTTAATGTATCTAATGCTCCTATATTACCAATTTGTAAGTCAATTTTTGCTTCTGCCTTACTTAAACCTACCATAACTCCTGCACTATTAAATCTTCCATAATCTCCACTTGATACAGTACCAGTTGTAGTTATAGTACCAGTATTTGCGGTAGCTCCACTAGCTATTCCATCTAACTTACTATGGTCTGCATTTGTAAAGTTGTTTTGAGATAACTCTCCATCTTGTATTGAATAAGTTGTGTTGGTGTCAGTTCCAGTGATTTCTTGTATAGATGGAGTTCCATTAGCATCGTGTATATACAACTTATTAGCTGTATAGTCATATGCTAACTCATATTCAGCAAGATTACTAGTAGTAGGTGTACCACTACCACGTTTAATTTGAATCGTATTAGCCATTTAAGGTCTTTCTAGTAAGTTCCGCAATTTATAGTAGAAGATACAATATTTACGCTTAAATCTCCTAGTGCGTAACCGCTATCACTTGGCACTACTCCTGTACCTGAATGTGGAGCTAATGTTACATTATCGTAAAATTTCCAAACTCCACTATCGGATGCATCTCTATATAGTCCACTATATTTAGCAGTAGAACCATCTACGTATTTACCATAAAAACCTATATCAGAAACATCGCCACTATTATTTTTAGCCAAAGCTAATGATACGTCAGCTACTTCTACAATAGTAGAATTTACGGTTGTAGTTGTTCCAGTTACAGTCAAATTACCACCTACGGCTACATTACCAGTTGTAGTAATGTTTCTAATTCCTGTAGTATCTTTGTTTGAATCTAATGTTACGACTTTTGAAGCCATCGCCGTTCCAACTGATGCACCAGTATCAACATAGTTAAGTTCTATTGTACTTCCTGTAAATCCGTCTAATTTATTTAATTCAGCTACAGTTAATGTTGCACCATCAAGAATATTTAATTCAGCAGCAGTTGATGTTGTAGCTAAAGTAACTACACCACCCGTTGCATTGAAATCATCATTATCGTATGTTGATACACCAAACGTACTACCATCATCGTCTGCTTTTGTGGCCAGTACTGCTGCTACAATATTTGCTGTTATATCTTCTGTTTGTAATGAACCTCCACTTGATTTACCACCAATGTACAGTTTACCACCTGCACCATTCATATTATTGTATGCTAATTCACCATGTGCTAGAGCACCGTCACTTGGTACGGTAACTGCTGAATGAGCATTTTTTCTAATTATTAACGTATTCGACATATCTTAATCCCCTTTAATAGTTTCCACCATTTATTGTTTCGGTATCTAACACTACATTGCTTGCTACATTAAAAGTAACTTCATCGTTAGCTACACTCGTTGTTATCCCTGTTCCCCCCGTTAGGGTCAAAGTCTCTCCACTTGTAATAGAAGTTGTACCACTATCAGCGCTAGTTGAAAATTGACTAAAGTTAGAAGAGGATGCAGTATTTCTATTTATTACTACTTGTGAACTTTTTTTCTCTACATTTACTACTTTGTCTGATTTTTGTACTACTACACTCATACTGGCACCGTTACTTGTTCTATTACTGTAATACTACCCTGTAAATCTTTAAACCAAGAAGTTCCGTCACTTCTAAATAAATCATATTGAAGATCGTCTGGTGGTAGTAACTTTGTTAAGCTATCAGTCATTTTTAATCTCAATCTACCAGAAGACCCAATAGCTCCAGAGTTTATATCTCCAGTAACAACTGCTAGTTTTTCAAATTTAAAACCTATTCCATTACTTCCGTCTGATATATCATCAGTTTCAGGGGTTCTTTTAATCGCAGCTTTTAACTTAGAACTAACTCCATTACTATCTATTGAAACAGAAGTAGTTCCTGTATGTAAATTAATCTCACTTCCATCTGAATTTTTTAATTGAATATCTAACGCAAAATCTGCGCCTTGTTCTATTGTAATATCATATTTAGCAGCTGCCATTAGTAACCCTCCATATAGTTTTTAGTTCTATACCCTCTTAGTCTTTTTTTTAAAGTTTTTAATCTTCTTCTTATTTTAATCTTCATTTTACCCCACTTCTTTCTATTTCTACCCATTACATCTGATGTTGAACAATAGAGTAATTACTTCCATCTTTATTTTCATTCCTATATTTTTTAGCCATCATAACACATCGTTGGTATTCATCTTTATAATACTTAGCTCTGTTTAAATCGCCTTTCATTACCCAAAGTCTTTCCAATACTTTAAAAACAAACGCTTCGTGAAATTGAGTTGGATGCTCTGGAAAAGCTTGTAAATCTCCTGCTAAAGCATTATAAGAACGCTTTATGTAATGAATCTGAATCCTATCAGTACTAGTTATTTCATTGGATGTTAACGATGTTATTTTTCGTTCTGAATAATTATATTTACCAATTACTAACTTTCCATCTCTTAATGCATATACAACATCACTTGATGGCCAATCAAAATCTTTTGCCGAACTACTCATGATACATCCGTTAAGTCAAATTCACCTATAATTCTTTTAATAGGCTTGTTATTATAATCTACTCTAGTAACTTTTATAACTTGATCTTTACTTGTTATACCTTCAAAATGTGTAAAATCATATCTTCTTTGACCTGCTAAAGGTGCATCAGCACCACTATCTGTTCCAATATACTCTGAAATATTAGTTAATATCTGGGTTTCATCATCAAATGATTCTATGGCTCTATTTAACATTAAACGTATTTGAGTTTCACCAATATCTGGATGTTGCTGCTGAACTATTTCAATCATTTCATTTTGTTTCATCGTCTTTCCTCTCTTGGCTGTTCTTGTCTAGAAATATTACCAACAAATACTGTGACCGCTTGTCCATACTCTCCTTGTAATAATTGTAAGTCTTGTACTTTCATTGCGTGTTCTTCAGTATCGTCTTGAAAATCATTTAACTCTGCTAACCTAGCTTTAATCGCTGTTTTTAAAATAATTAAATGCTCTATTTCTTCTGGCGCTCCAACTAATGAATTAGATGCTATATCTGTATTATAGTTAATAATTGGATACTCTACATGAATCACTGTTGCTCCAGTAGCATGTGTTGGTACTATATAAATTTTTTTGTTTAATCTCCAAAATACTGGAGACTGGTCAGTTGCTTTATGCATAGAATCATTCATTGTAGCTCTAGCTTTATCAGCTGGATTTATTTCTCTAGCAGTAAAACCAGTTCTAGTTACTGCAATAATTCTTCCAGAAGTAACTGAAGCTCCATTACCATTAGCATCTGCTGTTTCTTTAGACATAGTCCAAAGCAAGGATTCAGGTAGCATATTAATGATTTCTTTTGCAGCGTCAGTTGCAAATTGCCCAATTGCAGTACTATCTACTGTGATAGTATTCAATAAATCTTTTACTCTACTTCTTACACTTGTTGTTGCCATATTTTTCCTTTTCTTTAGAGGGGAGAATTAACTCCCCTCTAAGGTTACCTAATTAGTCCTATAAATTATAGAATTTCATTACGGTGTGAGTTTCTGGAAGTGATACTTCAAGACCTGCTTCTGTAATAATCATGTCTTTTCTTCCGTCCATATCGTTTGCTTGAACGTTAGTTTCAATAAACGTATCTCTGTTGTATCCGTTTCCTGCTAATGGTCTATAAGCAACATTCTTCAAGTCAACCATGATAGCATATTGCTCCCACGGACCTCTAAATAGGTGGTCTGCAACAAAGTGCAAATTACCATATAGAGTATTAACTTGAGTTACGTTGTGCCCAAAAGCACCCTTGATATTTTGAACATCTAATCTGTAAGGATTAGTTGATTCAGCATTATCAGGTCGTGAACCTAAAGCCATTGTATTACCTAAGAAAGATTGCCCACCTAGTTTATTCAACCAAGTTAGAATTTTTCTTGAGCATAACACTAGCTTATCGCCACTGTTTCCACCTTCTGGAGCAAATACATCTTCCATAGCATCTAGAAAGTCGTCATATGTTGACGCATTTGTAAACACTTTAGTTTTACCGTATACTTCAGTGAAAGGAACAATTCCCCATGTCTTACGAGCTGGGCCTGTGCCTGCTTCGTCTGATGAGCCTATTCCAAAAAGAAGAGCATGCTCAATATCCATTTTGTGTTCCATTAGTTTCTCTTGATATACTCTCATGTATTCATTCGAGTCACCTCTGTAGCGTGTAGCTAAAGTTGTACCAGAGAATAGAGGTACTGCTGTTTTGAAAATTTGACAGTATCCTTCTCTGTTATAGAACTCATCTTTCCATCCATCTGGAGATAGAGTTCCCTCTGCCCATGATGAACCGATTAATTGACCTTTACCTGCTACTGCAAACTTTAAAGTTTGCGCACCTGTTGGTACTACTTGTCCAGCTAATGCTGCACTAGCACTTGATACAAACATAGCTTTAACAAAAGTAGCTGATTTAATATCAGAATATTTTGCGTCTCCACTACCTGCATCTGCGATGTCTCCATCTATTTTGTAATATGCTATTACGTTTTTGTCAGCACCATCATTATAGATAGCTTCAATTGCTACCAGTTGATTAGCACCTTGCACAAGAAACTGTGCTGTGTGCTTTGCTGTTGTTTCTCTACCATATTTGTCAAATTCACAATCAAGGTATAATCCGTCTGCATCCAAAATGTTCCAACCGCCTGAACGGTTAAGGGCCATAGTTGATACAGCTGATTTTACTTTGAAGTTTCTGCGTTGCCATTGATGTCTTTTCTCCAAGAATTTGAATACTGGGTCATCAGTTGGCTTTTTAGCCACTTTTGATAAATATGTAAAGAAAGGTGATTGTTCGGGTGCTAGTTCTGCAACTCTTTCGCCAAAGTCAAACATTCTACGATCATTGTTTAAACTTACGCCTGAGTCCTGCATTACATTACCCTGTACACTATACTGTGTCGCCATTTGTATTACCTTTTTCCTTTATTTATTGAAATGGATTCTGTTTTTTATGATTTGCAATCATAGAATCCATCATGTTATTTTCTGTACTCTGTTTTGGCGACTGTACGCTTTGCCCTGGCTGTACCCCTATTGGCTTAGGAATAGTGAGTTTTGGTGCTCTAGATTGCATAGTTTGTTGTTTCTGTTGAGCTTGTGGACTTACTTGATTGCCTGTGTTGGTACTCATACCTATATTCAACTTGTGTAGCTTAACTAAATTATCTAAAGACAAACTCTCTGGGGAGTTCATAGTTTCCATAAAATCATTAGCCAATTCAGGGGTATATCCAAATTTACCAGTTAAAGCTCCAAGAGTTTCTTGTTGCTTAGTCATAGCATTTTGTTTATCCTGTAATTGACGTGATTGCATATCTCTACGTTCTTCCTTTTCGAGCATGTACTCACTCATAGAACTTACATAGTCATCTTGCGAATCTAAATACTTCGCAGATGGACTATCTTCGTCCGCCATTGCTTCAGAACGACTAAAGTGAACTGGTTTAACAGGTTTTTCAGGTTTAACTAATTCTTGAAGCGGAGCTTCTTGTTTAGTTTCCTGTGATAAACTTTTTAGCACGTCTGGATTTCTCTTAATGTGTCTAGCAATAGGAATTATTTCATCCATATCTGCATATTGTGTTTTAAGAGCATCCAATTCAGCTTGCTTTTTATCATGCTGTGATTGCCAATATTGATACTGTGTGTCGTTTTGCTGGTTTATATTGTCATTAGCGCTTTCAGAGGTATCTGTTAATATGTTTTCTGCTGTTACCTGTTCACCTTTAATAAAGGGATTGTCAGATTTCATGTTAAAAACATTATCTAAGACTTCTTGTTGCATATCACTTGACTCTACAGTCTGGTCTTGTGAGTTCTCTTGCAATATTTCCGTTTCTTTACTCATATTATCTCCTTACCTAACTCTCTTCGCCTTCATTTGAAGAGTTTATTAGATTTTTTCGTTGATCTTCTAGTCTGCTTTTATACAGATTAGTTGCCGCATCGGCTCTATTAGATATCTTATCTAATGTTCCACCGAATTTTTCTAGTTCTAAACGTTTCTTAGCGTGAACTTCTTCTCTAGAAGCTGTTTGTAAGTCACCTTTAACGTTCTTTAATTCTTCTTGTAGTTCTTCGATTACTTGTGCCATTTGTTGCATTTGACCTGAACGTTCTAATACGCCTTCTACATCAATAAGTTCAGATTTCTTTAATACTTCTACTTGGTCAATTAATCCCATTTGGTATAATTCTTTGTACATATCTAATTCAGCCATTCTATTAGTAGGTAATGTAGAACCTGATATAACCTGAATGTCGTATTTACCTACAGTAACATCATGCATTTTTAAAATATCTCCATCTTCCATTTGAGAATAGAAATTAATTCTTTGTTCATCTTCTTCTTTACCACTTGGTTGTACAATTCTTAAAACTTTTTCTTCAGTGTATAATTGTTGCATTAAAGGTATTGCAGCTTTACCTAATTGATTTAAAGAGTTTTCAATATCGTCTCTTCTAGATTTAATTCTTCGTTGACCAAATTCATCAACAATAACAGTTCCTCTATATGTAGTAGGTGCATTTTGAGAACCTCCTTGCATTAACTCATAAATACCAAAGCCATATTCTAAGTCAGACTTAGCATCGGCTTCATTTTTATATAATTCATTTGGTAGTGGAACTGGTCCAGCTACAATAGGTGCACCTAATTCAGCATCAAATTCAATAACTCCTGTTCCTGCTCTTCCCCACTCTTCTTCAATTTGTCTTTTATCTACGGAACCTCTTGGTATTAATAATTTAACGTTAGTACTAGAGCTAGCATGCGATATAATTAAAGAACGAATTTTGTTTATATACTCCTGTAATGGTCTAAATAATCTTACATCTGATTCTGGATATGGAGTTCTTAAATGAGTGTTCATTATAGGAACAATAGGATATTCTTCCATTGGTAGCAGTCGTTCGTAAATTAAACTACTTCCAACACTGACAACCATTTTAATTCTTGGGATTTTAACTGGATTAGACACAACTTCATTTAAACCTATTAATTCTTCTACTGTTATAGGAATAAGAATAAAGGTACTTCCAGCAATTGCATAAGGGTCTTCTTCTTCTAAGCCAGGAACTTTTGTAGGCTCCTGTGGTAAAGGTTGACCTTGTTCATCATATTGCAATGGAGGTAAAGCAAAATGATAAGTATTCCCCGTTTCTTGAATTTCATATAACATTTCTTCAACAGCTTTTTGGTCAAATACTACTGTTTCTTCTCCAGTAATTCTTCTAACTTTTACATAGTATAAAGATTCATACAGTTCTTGTTGCTTATCATTGTAAATATACTCTCTATCAGAAAAAGGTTCGTAGGAGTTGTGAAACGTATGAATTTCTTTTGTATATCTTTCCAAGAAACGTCTTTTTGTATGAGCTCTATCATCAGTATCTCCAATAAACAATTGGTCTTCCATTTTTGCAAAGTTAGTAGTAGGGTAATCTTGCGTTGCTTCTGGCTCTTCATTAGAGTTTTTAATTATGTTAATAAATTCAGGATAAACTTGTTCTGCATATTCTTCAGTCATATAGCTAGCTACAATAATATTAGCAGCATCTTTAAAATGAGGGTCTCTTGAATTAGGGTCTACATATACATCTAAGGGATGTATTGACTTTATAAGAACTTCTCCCTTACCAAAATCTGCATCTGGGTCCTGGTAAACATTAAATACTCCCATTCCACCTACATAATAATCATCAATAACTCTTTTTAATTCATTGTTTCCATTTGATTGGTCCCATATCCATTGAAATAAATCGGAAAATACTTTTGCTGTTCTTTTATCGGAATCTTCTCGAGCTGTTGCTCTAAATTGAGGAGTTCTATAAGTAAGTAAAGCTTTAGCTGTTTCTACAATTGGATGAATACGATTTACTACAATAGGAGCTTGTCCTCTAGACTCTAGAATTTCTTGCTGTTCTTTAGTCCATTGTGCTCCAGCTCTAAACTCTTCAGCTTCTTTAAATTTTTGTGCCCATTCTTCACGAGATTGATTGTAGTGGGTAAAAAGCTCTAATGTATCTTGAACATTATTTGGTGCTTTTTTTGAGTTAGAACTTCCGATTTTATAATCGAAAATGTTTTTTAGATCTTCTCTACCTTGAGTTCTACTATTTCGTGTTCTTTTTTCTATACTTTCTGGCATCGTGTCTCTCTATAGTTGTGAATCCTGTTACTTCTTCTATTTTCACTATATTATCCAATGCTTTCGCTAAGTCTAGAGTATATTTTGTTAGTTCTATTTCTCTCTTCATTTTAACTCTTATATTATAAATAGATAATCTTTAAAGTCAAGAGAAAAAAAATATATATTACATCAATCTCCAGTCTGATTTAATTCTTCTATAATCGTTTCGTTCACTCTGTTTTAAAGTATCTTCTACAGTATGACTGGGTTTGTAAGCATTTTTATTAGCATAGAAAAATCCATCTAATAAATCATCATTCTTACTTCGTGGATATAACATTAGTTCATTTTCAAGCTCAAGCATAGATTTTTGCATAAAGACCTTATGATTAGCAAACAAAGGTTGAAGACTTTCCAGTCGATAAGACTTAGACGTCCTTGGATTCTCTTTCACCTCAAGACCAGGGACAAATATCCCCATATCCTGTGTCTTCTCACGAATATATTGTCGTAACATATCTTGATACCCTACAGACTCTATACGAGTTTTGGTGCTTTTAAACAAATCAAAATTTTGTATGATTGCATCAGCAAGATGTAATGGATTAGCTCTTTTACGATAATAGGGTAAGCAAAACCTATTGTTATTCTCATCTATTGCAAGATTAAATATAACAGAATAGTCTGCTGTTTTTTGTGTGGAAGACGCAGGGTCGACACCAGTAAACACGTTTACAGGTCTCCTCTCATTTACTTCCTCACCATTAAGGCTCGTCAGAATGAGAGTTGACAACCCAGCTACGTCTGTTTCCAGCGTTCCTTCGTAATAACGAAAATCATCAGGTCTAAATAAATTTTCTTCATCCCCAACAATTTGGCACAAGTACTCTCTGTAAAATACTGAGATACGGTTAATACTATCTAACTCTTCTTTTTTCTCTTTTAATCTTTTCGTAGGCCACACTTCAGGCCATAGCGCAATACCTTTTTCCATATCTGGTCTGAACTCTAATGTTTTCCATCCCTTCATATCTTTCAACGTTTCAATTAAACACCGTTGGTGTTGGGGAGTACCAATCACACAGATATCCCCTTTCATAGGGTCTAACGATGGAACACCAGATTGCAGCAACCAACGTAAATTAAATTCCATGGCTTCTGCTGTCTTTGTGTTGTTTTCGTCTTCAGGGTCATCTAATATTAAAAGAGTCGGTCGTTGATTACCATGTTTTATTCCACGTATCTGTTGTCCTGTCCCTTTACAAATGATAACAGAACCATCTTTTAGTTCTATCTCATTATTAGTCCATTTTCTAGAGGAGTGTTGTCCCCAGTATCCAAAAAAATGTCTAAATTCTTTTGAATACTCTAATACATCTTTGATAGTTCCCATAAGTTTAACAGCGTGTTGTTGTGTTCGTGATACAAGAACAATAACTTTAACACCAGGTGTAAACATTAAATGGTAAAGTGGATATACACCAGCAACGATAGAAGACTTAGCGTGTCCACGTGGAGCAATAATATTTAATTGATTTCGTTGCTTATTGGCTAAAATTTCTCTTGTTATTTCGTAATGGAACTGAGGAGACTCTGCTGTAAACATGTTTGGCATCACCATGCGGCCAAATAGTAGCATATCTTGCTCCATAGCTAATAAAATTTCTTTTTTATTCGTCATATTTAGGTGTACGTAGCATTTCTACTTTGATCTTCATCTCCTTAGCTACGTCCTTCAATGTAAGTAGAAATAGTTCTAGGTTACGCTTATTTTTTGTCGATATTTTGAGCTGTTTTTCCATTGCTTGCCATAAGAGGTTGTGTTTTAGTTGCCTTTAGCTTCTTTTTCTCTGTTTCAAACGATTTTCCTATTTGATGAGTGAGGTCTAGCTCTAACGTGTCAGTTTGTGTCCTAGTTTTGGGTTTCATGTCTAACATATCCCCCAATTCTTTAGCTGCACGTATCATATTGCCACTATCTTCTTTTACTTTTGCTACCCCAATAGCTTCTTTAATTGTTTCCAGGACAAATCCTTCGTCAATTCCGTGGTCGTTCAGTATATCCTTCATCTTTTCTTCAATCATTGCTTTCATTCCTTTACTTTTAAATAATCTTTTTACGGTCATTACGGGACTTTTTTGGTCTGGCCTATACATTCGTCCCAATTGTTCAAAATCTGGCGATTTACCTGCCATTATGTACACCATGTAGGCATCCAGGACATTCTTAGCCCTGGATTTCTTTAGCTCTTGTTCCATATAAGACTTAGTGGAACTACTAGAATACGATTTTGTATTGTAATGTTCTAAAAATGATAACCTCGAAGTCTTTGTTATCCATTGCTTACCAAAAGGGTAAGCTATCTCCGTACCAGTCTTATATGCTTTCTTAGATAAACACTCTGCAACATAGCCATCATCGCTTAAACCCCAGTCTCCTGGTTCACATTGCTTCCAATGCTTTACTTTACCACTGTATTCATCTTCTTTATAGATGTGATACTGTTTAGGTGTAAATTTATTTACTTTAAGCGTTCTTGTTATTTGTATCATCTAGTACTTTTTTGATGTCGTCTTCTTTTTTGTCTTCTTTTTCGTTACTTTGCCCTTTTTTATCTTTGGTTGTGGCATCTTCTGTCTCCTTTTCTGGTTTGTCTGGTTTGTACTTTTCTTCTAAGTGAGCTATAAACTTATCCTTATTGTCTTGGAATGTTATATAGTCGTCTAATACTTTTCCGTAATGGTTTGATAGTCCTTCAACTGTATTGATAGTCTCAGCCATTTGGTTGAGTACGTTCATCATGTCAGCATAGGTTAATTTCTTTTTTTTCTGTATTGCCATTATTCGTTTATCCTTGTCGTTTAATTTATCGTAGTATTTCTGTAAAGAAATACGTAATTAGCTTAACGATTACTCTATCGTTTTAGTTATACGTTTATTAATCCCTACATTACCCATCTTTATCATTTAGTATCTTTTCTAATTTCATACGTTCTATCACTGTACGTATTTCCATTTCAGATTCCATGTAATCGTATACTTTTAAAATTTCTTCTGAAAAATTTTTTTCAGTTACTTTTTCCCATCGATCAGTTTTTTTATTATATCGTTCCATTTTTCTTTTTTTAACCATCATGTAAAATACAAATAAAATTAAGGAAGAATCAAGGTTTAAAAATTGTTGTAGATTGCGTGCGTGTGGTATAGTGCAGAACCACCCCACTCTATTTGTCATTCTGATTCTTCTTTTTCGTTGAGAATCGTTACAACATATACGATATGGCCAAGTGACGCCATACCGTTGAGGGTAAGTATCCAAGATTAGCCACACCTCTCACTCCTTGGATACAGCTGATGCTAGGCGTACACAAACTGAGCCTAGCCACATTGTATTGTATCGTGTGAGGTGGCTTAAGGTAGCGACACTCTAGCTATCATCAGCTAACTATCATCAGATAGGTTGGTAGGACACATCGTGCAAGCATCGGTGTCCTATCCTTATCTGATGTATCTATCGTGTCGCACATCTTTATATTAATCCACACATCCCAATCAATGCGGTGTGTGTGGTAAGTCACTATTATTTATCGTACCGATTGATGTTTTTCATAAGGGATAAGACATCAATCGTATTGCTAATCCATCCCTTGTTTGGAGTAACCTATGTTACATTCAGAAATCAAAGCTAACCTTAAGAAATCTCTCTACGAGGTGTTGATACCCCGAGAAGAGAGAGCTTTCTTAAGCTTAGCTTTTAGTTCACTAGGGCATCTATTGTCCTATATATTCATATCAGTAATATTCTATGGTTTCATCTTACTGATGTTATGGATTATCATTACACCACTTCTTAGAGGGTAGTGTAATAATATTTATCGTATTGATATATCTTTTTTAAGAGATAGGGATATATCAATCTTGTTACTATATAACCATATATCTCTTGCTAAGGAGTTTAACCTTATGGCTAAACCTAAATTCTCATTCAAGATTGATTGGTATACCTTCAAGAAACAAGGTATCCCATCTAGTGCAAAGTTACAACCAGCACTAGAACGCAACCTAACTAAGCTTGCGTTATCAACAATGGTTGACATTGTTCATCAGTTCAATGCCGACAAAGCAAATGGACAACCTACCTATAGGTTGCCACACTTGCTTACACCTGGTGTACTTACTTGCTCTTGTTGTGGTTGTCAACCTTGTCTTGACGACTATCTGATGGACGAGTATGGTACACATCAATACATCTAATGTATTGTGATAGTAACAAGTTTCGCTTCTTCAATACCAAGCTTGTAGATAATACCAAGTTCCATCATTGGTACAATACAAGGTACAAGATTGACTTAGCGAAACTTTCACCATCAAATAGGTATATTGCAGTTAGTAAAAAGATGTCCTTTAAGTATCTTTATGCAATATATCGTAATGTTTGTAAATAGGTTATCACATAATCTATTTATCGCTTTGCTTTTGGTTTTTTTTATTTGCCAATAGCACAGCTTTTTAGCAATTGCAATTCAGCAGTTGCTACACTATACCTAGGAGGTATACTACTATGAATACATTCGCATTAAAATACAGTTTCTACAGCAATCCTGAATTACATCTAAACGATAGCAATGTTAAACCTGCTTGGAGTGAGATGCAAATCACAGCGTTTGACGATGTGGTCAAGCTTGCCAAGACGAGTTCTAACGATATCGTCGCAATACAACCTAATGGTGCAGTATCTACCAACGATAGAAGAGTTATATTCTTCAGCAATATCGTGGAACCTATTGGTGACGAGAGAGATAGCGAGGGCAATCCAGCAGTTGGCTACGCAGAAAAGGTAGCAATGCTTCAAGCTAAGTTAGCTACTCACGACTTAGCTATGTCACCTTCAGAACCATACGAAACAGATATTACTGATTCAGATGGTAACATTGTGACAGAAACGAGAATCTCATACATTGTCCACGCAATGAAAGGTTCTACTTCTGCTAGGTCTACAGACTACTAGTAGCAGATTTTCCAATGTATTGCGGTGGTTACCTCTCCATCGCAATTACATATACTAGGGTATGCATATCCTATAGGTTCTCCAACCTTTCATTGATAGCATACCTTAGGGAATTAGCAAAAAAAGATTAAAAAGAAAAAACACTTCTTTTGTACTGAATTTAATAGCTCTTAATAATACTGACTATTAAAAGCATTTGTATTGTTGCCACATAGCGTCAAAATAGGATAAGAACAAAGTGGCCCTATTCAATACATATGTCAGCAATGGTATTTAATTAGCATTCAGTACAAATGAACTTGTACATCTAAAGTTACGACATTGTTGTGATAGATATATCACCATTCAGTACCGACGGGTATATGGAAAGCGTAAGGACTAGAGGATAACCATCTGGGCACAACCTGGATAGGATAGGGCTTCAAACCCCTGCTTTAGATGTACAAGAGATCAATTGTTAAATGTAGGAACCTTCGGTTCCACAATTTTTAAAAACGAGAATTAGTAAAAAACCAGAAAGGGATAGCAATGAATAAACAATATAAAATAGCTATAGTTGAAGATATAGCTAAAACAATTACAAAGTTACCAGCAGATAAGCTATGGGAACTAGTAGAAATACTAAAGAAATACGAAAGCGGCGTAGTTGATAATACTGATGAAACCAACTTTGTTGTTAACTTTGCATATTCAGCAATTCGTCAACGAATAAAAGCTGAAGATGGAAAATCAGCGTTAATAAAAGGAGCTATCCCCCGAATACAACAAGAAGTATACTTTGACATCAATAAATATGGTGACACATATGTTAATGAATCACTTACTATAAAGATGTTTATAAAGCAATTATCAACTATTCAACCAAATTTAATGAATAAAAAACAGAAAGAGAGTAAATGATGAACATGATAAGCAATGTAGTACTAAGATTAGAACAAATAGATGGAGTAGAATACTATGTTTTATATGATAGAGATAAACAAGTACCACTAGGTAGAATGGAAGTGGATTGTGACATAGGAGTAGTTAAAGATGAAGAAAAGTTAACACCAATGGAAAGAGCAATATATGATATACAAGCAGTAGAATATGAATCAAATATCTATGATGCACAAGCATTAGAATATGAATCAAATAATAACCCAGACGATGGTAGCTGGAAAAACAGATAAAAGGAGTTTAAAATGAAATTAAAAAAAGACAATGTAGATGTGACGCAAAATGAGTTTAATAGATATCAAGAAATACGACAAGATGGACAACATAATATGTTTAGCCCTTTTGCTAGAGAAGAAGCAGACTTAAGCAAAAATAAATGGGTGTACATAATGCGTAATTTTGATGATTTAATTAAATTATACGGAGACATTAACGATGCGTAAATCAACAGAAGTAAAAAGAGACTATAAAACTGGTGTATTTTATTCAATAGAAAAAATATACACTTTAAGTTCAATAAAAGTAATAATCAAAAAAGCCCTAAGACTAACAATAATAACATTTAGAAAAATGATGTATGCATCGTCTCTTATACTAAGTTTATTAACTACAGTAATGGTATTTAATTGGAAGTGGACATTCTTACATAACTATGTAAACCTATCACAATATTGTTTTGTGGTTGCAGCGTTCTTCTTTATAAACCTATCAATATATGTATCAGCGTTCGTAATAAGAGAGCTATGCTTTGAAAGAGGATATGTAAAATGAAATCAAATAAAATGATACTAGCATTAATAGAACATAGACTAGCTGTAGGTGCTAAAGAGTATAAAGCAGAAGTACCATTAGATGGTTCAAGAGACCATAAAATGGATGCATTAGAAGAAGCACTTGACTTAGCTGTATACATTGCAGCTGAGTTATTAGAAATGCAACTTGATAAACAAAAAGAAAAAAAGGAAGAATAAGATGATTAAACTACTAAAAAGAATGTTTAAAAGAAAAGAAACACATATGATTCAAGGAGAATTTAATCCTAAAATAGAACAAGCAATATACTTTGCTAAGTTTGACAATGGATCAATATTTATTGATAGAGAAACAACAATGAAAGATTTTTCTAACAAACTAAGACACCTTGAAAAAGGATTAATTAACACTAACTACGGAGAAGCATAATGAATAATACAGTACTAGGAATAGATTTAAAGAATAAAATGAGTTATCAGTCTAAAGATAGATTCGGTAAAAGTTTCTGGGATGAAGACAGAGCAATAACAAACTTACAAAAAGCAGCATTTCACGAAAAAAGAAAAGACTGGTGGAGTAGAATACAAGATAGTTCAGATATAGCAGAAATAAATCTAAGTATAACTGGATGCGGCGATGATGGTTCAATAGATAATTGTGAATTTTTAAACAATCAAGGCGACACTATACATCCAAGATATGTTAGAGATTCTATATGTATCCAAGAAAAAGAAGGCGATGAGTTACCTCGTATACCATTTGAATCAAAATATGGTGGAAAGAGATTTGAGTGTTTAAATGCTGCTAAAAACTGGATATCAAATGTTGTGATGTATAATAATCCTATATCGTCAGATGGTGGTAAATACATATTTGTTTCAAAATCCGAGTTAAACCAAAGTACTAATGAAACAACATATACTCTTGTTTATGATACTGTTGGTGATAATATGTGTCTACCATGGAATCAAGAATGGTTGCATTGGGGAAATCAAGCCAACGACCAATATCAAATGGAATTTCCAAATATAAGAACATGGTATCATATGAATACACCAGGTCAAAATGATAATCATCCAATAACATCTATAATAGAAAGCGTATATTCATTGCTTCCTGGTGGATGGGAAATCAATGAAGGTTCTAACTCTCTAGTACAAATGAAAAATAATAAAGAAGGCGACTCTATACAAATTGATGTTTCTTTTGAACAACATGTAATGAGTTCAGAACATCATGAATTTTCAATAAGTAGTACCGCCAACTTACAAAAAATAGTTGAAAAGTATATAGATAGTAACGACATAAAACATAACACATTGAATTTATCTACTAAAAAACATAATAATGCATTTTATAATATTGCAGAAATAGTAGAAGATAATATGTATAACTATATAGGAGATTAACATGGACCCATTATTTCACAGTAAAAGCAGCGTTAAAAAATGGGGAGGTGAAGTAAATGATTATATCAATATTCATTCGTGGTTTGACGAAAGTAAAAAAGGCTTTGCTTATCCACCTCATAGAGCTATGCGACATCATGCAGAAGGAATAGGGTGGTGCATTGATACTTTTGGTATAAAACTACTACTATCCACTGGAAAAGAAATACCAGTGCGTTATGTTGCTGAACAACATATAATAGAAGATTGTGGTTGGATACCAACTATGAAAGATTGGTTGAAAAATCTGAAATCTGAACCATGGATGTTAAAAGTAGGACAAATAAGTACCAGTTAAAGTATAACATTAAGTGTCGTGATGCAGTCAGTGTGACTGGTTCATCCTTCACGACACGCAATTAACAAAGGAGTAAAAATATGGAATATCCGTATACAAATCAATTACAAAAAACATTGGGAAATGTTAGATATCAACATTGGTATAAAATACAAGCAGTGTATGATGGTTCAAATTGGTTAGCAGAAGAAAAAATAGAAATATTAGCTAAAGCAGTAATTAATAAAATGCCAAAAAAAGAAGTATTATATATGGTAGGAGGTGAATATGAGTAAGAAAAAAGTAAGAGAACCAGACCCAGAGATTTGGGTTTGTCAATGGTGTGGAAGTGATGATATTTATGAATCAGCATATGTTCCGATGAATTATGTAAAAAGAGACTATAAGACTGGTGATAATACACTAAATTGGAATGATATTAAATGGCCAAAATATGAAGGATATACTTCAGATTGTTGTAATGATTTTGAACATCCAGTTACAGAATTTGAATGGCATGAAATAGTATTCGAAGAATGTAATGGAAACAAACACGAAATAGAAAAAGTAATAGAAGGGAGTAGAATGTAATGGACGCAAGAAACGATAAATCAATCGGAACTAAAAACTACAAAGGTATTGGTTGGTTCTGGCCAAGTGATAGTTGGAAACATTATTTAAGAGCTACTTCCGACAAAGGAAGAAAAGAAGTCCACGACCTTTGGTTAAAAGCAGGATTTGAAATTAAGAAAGATAATCGTGGAATTCCAGGATTTGATATTAAATCAAACGAAAAAAGCAAAGCAATGAAGATTGTTGATATGATTGAAAAAAGAATGCCAGTTAAAGAATCACCATTTCATCAAGACCTACTTAAAGTAGCCACTACACTTGGTAAACGACCAAGTGATGTTGACAAGTTTCTAAAAAAATATAAACTTGACGCAGATGACTTATTAGATGTCATTGAAGCCGGAGACAGAAGAAGAAGTTCATTAATGATTATCGCAGCTATGAATGGTAGAAGTAAAGCA